GTCTTTGTCAATGACCAGCAGGCGGTTTTCAGGTTGAATATTCAAATAAGTTAAAGGAATGAAATTAAGTGCGCCTGACAGGACTCGAACCTGCGACACAGGGATTAGGAATCCTTTTGCCCACTTTTTCTCTCCATCTCTAATTGACAGTAAATAAAGGAATTGGGAGAGTATCGGCTATAGCAGCCGGAGCATTTGTCACCAATTTGTCACAGGCCAAACCCTTTTTTGAGCTTAAAAGCTCTACCGCTTCCCTCTTCACAGCTTCATTTGAATGGGTGTATCGCTGGGTGATTTTAATGTCGCTGTGACCTAAAAGTGAGCGGACCGTCTCGATATCTGCTCCACATCTTACCAGACGGCTGGCAAAAGTATGCCTGGCATCGTAGAGCCTAAGCCCCTTCAGCCCTGCTCTTTTACAGGCTGCCCTGAAAGCTTTATTTACCGTGGTAATCGGTTTTCCTGTCTTTTCGTTTAAAAACACATAAGGACTTTTACTATTTACTGAGGACTTCAGGCTTTTTAATTCTTCAAATAAGGCCTTATTCATGGGGATGTGTCTTATTTTGCCGCTTTTTGTTCTCTCCACTGTAATAACTCTGAGATTGAAGTTGATCTGTTCCCACCTTAGAGAGAAAACCTCTCCAGGCCGCAGGCCGCTTTGAAGCATGATTAAAAGGACCGAGTGGAGAGTCGGAGAGGATGCCTCTAAAAGTTTCTTCTCCTCTTCTTCTGTAAGTATTCGCTCTTTTATGGTGTCTTTTTCTGAATAGAGCTTTATCTTGGCTGCCGGATTCTGCTCAAGGTATTCCTCATCAATTGCGATGTTAAACATTCGCTTCAATAATGCCACATATCGGTTGACAGTGCTTTTTGAGTTTCCTTTGTTCAGCCTTTGACTCCTGAATCTTTCAATCATTAAAGGCGTGATGACTCTCAGCTCTGTGTCTTTAAAAAATTCCTTTAGTCTCTTCAGCCTGTATTCGTCAGATCTGAAATTTCTCCTTGCGACACTCATATAATCGTGATGAAAAATATCAGCAAACTCACTGAAGCTAATTTTTTTCTTTTCACGCTTCGCCTCTTTTGTGTATTCTTCAAGAATTCGATGCCTTAAGGCCTCATGGGCTTCCTGCCAGCTCCTGGCTTCCTTGACAACTCTCTGGCGCCTTTTGCCTTGCGGGCTGCGGTAATCAATTGTCCAGTGTCCCCCAGGTTTCCGTTGATAAATACTCCCATAGACGAAATTCCGGCGACCCTTTTTTAAGGCCGCCATGTCTCCTCCTTTCGCTTTATCAATAACTACAGAAGGAGACTTTGTCAAGTATTTGATTATTTTTTTCTGAAGAGCGACAGCAGCTCTTTCTCCTCTCTCAATGTATTCCTGAATGCTTTCAGGCAGGAAACGATAGCCAAAAGTCTCTTTTCTATGAGGAATCAGATCGTTTTTACAAAGCCTGTAGACGGTCCACTTGCTGACTCCCAAAAGTTCAGTAAGATCTTTGACAGTCAGCAGGCGTTCCATCCTTTCATTTCTCATTTAATTTTGTAAATAGGCTCAAAAATTTTCGACCCAAATAAGAAATAACTTTATAAAACAAACTCTTTTTAACTTTGGTATGATCATGGTAGATATCTAAATACGGTTCCTATTAGGCACCGTCAAAATTGGCTCTGACGGTATCACCCTGGCACCGTCACCCCTATAAGCCCATTTTTGCCGTTTTTGGCCTGACGGTATCACCGTGGCACTGTCGACGGTGCCTAATCGGTAGTTGTTTTTAATTTTCAGCTCCATATAAGTCATATTTGAATGTTAGTTTGTAAGAATTGTTATGGCGATAAAGCCCACCCCTTTTCTTAATTACTATCCACCCTTTTTTTTCTAATTCCTTAATAGCATTTGAACACATTCTATTATTTGAGCAGCCCCGGACTCCTCTCATAGCGCTATATGGTAATTTTATATCGCCGTTGTTCGAACCATTGTAACGCCCCTTCAAATGGATGTAGAAGATCTTTGCCGCAGCACTTAAACTTTTCCAACTTTGCTCTCTCAGTGTCCGTCGTTCAATCCCCACATGAGGTAAGCCTCCGCTTTTCCTTCTCTTTCTTTTTGCCATTTTCTTTTCAGTCTAACCTTTTGGCTTGTGCTCTCTTTTTGTAGCCAGCTTATTGATTTCTTTCTCCTCTTTTTATCTACAGAGCAATCAAAAAACTTCTTCTCTTTTCTTCATTCTTTCGGAAAAACCTTTTTTTTTGGTGTTTTTAAGGCTCTTGAAATTAGTCTTTTTTCCTTTTCTGTTGCTTTGAATATTCCCCTCTCGATGCGGCTTAATTTCGGAATAGAGATCCCTGTTTTTAAATATACATCGTCTAATGTCAGTCCTTTGAATTGTCGAATTTTCCTCATTGGTTTCATTTTCTCACCTCGTTGTTATTAATATTGTTATCTCATGGTTAAAATATAACTCCTAATCTTCTGTTTGTCAAGCCTAAGTTATTGATAATAAACAAAATACATGGCATAAGTTATAAACATAATACACAGACAATGCTATGTTCAATTTTATAAATTGTTCAAAAAAAACAACTTAAAAATTCCGTTTAAATTTGAAAAAAAATTAAAAAAAATCTGAATTTTCCGATCTGTGAGCGAAATTTTAGAAGAAAAAAAGGTTGTAGGGAATTACAAAGATAAAACGAGCCTTTCAGCTTGCCGTAGAGCGACGATCTCGAACCGATTCATATTAAACCTTAAGGAAAAAAGCCGGGAAAAGTAACTTTCGTTTTAAGACCTATAATTGATAAATTTTAGAGCTGGGTCCAGAAAAGTCAGTATTCAAACCTCTCTGGACCCAAAAAAAGCCAACGGGCTAAAACGGTTTATATCTTCCCGGGCCCCTGACAGCTGCCACTCCGGCAATCTTTGCCGCAGCACCAGAATACTTCATCTGGACAGTGACATAGACATATCCGTTGGCAACATCCAGCTCAGAAGCCTCAATCTCCAAAGTCTTTACTGTATCAGCAGCAGTGATTTTAACTGTTTTCCCAGCAATGCTCTTTGGAGTTCCTCCAGTTGCAACTTTTGCCTGCAATGCTTGAACAGTAACAGTGGCTCCAACAGTAGCTCCAGCGATGATAATGAATACAATTGAGTGAGCTTTAGCCATAGAGATTCGATTGGCATTGGTGGTTGTAGTGGTGGTTCCTGTCTTTGAGCCTAAGATAAAGCTGTCAAGATCAAAATTTTTGGTCAAATAGAGTCCCATTTTTTTCTCCTTATGTGCGTGCTTCAAGAGTGATAAACGGGCTTACTGTATGAGTACCATCACGCAGCGTCAAAGTGGAATCCAACTGAGGCTGGCCGTCTCCTCTGGCTTCAATTCTAAAAGCAGTCTCATTTTTATCAAACCTGATATGAGTAGAAGTAGCCACAGATAGATCCTGACGAATCCCAAGCAGATAAGCAGAGGGAACAGCAAGGATCACATCACCTTTTTGACCAAGATAATTGCAGTGTTCAGTCCAGATGACCGGCCGGCCCAATAAGGTCTGGGGGACTGGCCTGATAGCTCCACCTGCTTCGACATAAATATTACTTCCACCTGTGCCAATACTCTGGCTCATGGTCATAACTTCAGGAATCAGGCTGGGATGCATATACCAGAAAGCTTTACCCATCATCGCAGGAATTAGCTGGCTCCACATCTTCAGGACGTTCTCCCAGATTACGGTCCCGGCAGCCTGCCCGTTTTCTTTACTGACCGTGATTAAAGCTCCTGAGTTCAAAATTCCCAGCGGCTGACCGGCGCCGGTGCCTCTAAAAATTGCCTCATCCATTGACCAGCTGTAAGCATTAGCAAAGAGAAGCCTGAGCAGCTTTTCAGCAGAAGGAGAGCTGTCCTGGAGAAGCTGGTTAGTAACATAGGTTAGTCCTGTTATAGTCCTGGCTTTGAGTTCTATCTGGCCTAATTTAGGCTTAGATTCAGTCTTGGAAGATTTCTCCCCGACCCAAAACATTTTGAGGCTTTCGTACAAAAAATTCGAGCTATGATCTGTATCAAGGACAACTGGGAATTTCTGCGTAGAGCTTGTCATTCGCTCCTTTCTGACTTTGTCAAAAATGACCGATTTTTCGACAGTTTGACTTAGAATTAGGCCACCCAGAGGCTCAGGAATCAGAAAGCCACCACTTTCCGGATCTCCCTCCTCCATTTCAGCCTTAAGCTCAACGAGATATTTATCAGAGGGATTAAAGGCAGTTGTCCAGAGAAACGAACGAAAGCTTTTGAAATGGCCGTCAAGAGGCTTTATTTCCTTTTCAAAAACAGAGTTAGTTACTTTTTCATGATGGGGAACAAGAAAATTGCCTTCGTTGTCTGCTGCTACTTGAGAAAGCTTTTCCGTAATTACATCTTGAACGGAGCTTTTTATCATATTTCTTAGATCTTCTTCTGAAATTCGCATAGAAATACACCTATTTTGGAATATTTCACAGCTTATTAATCTGAAGGATTCGACTGATGCGAACCCTGGCGGGATGTCCCCAGCAGTTACTTCAGCTGCCTGACCTGTCCACTTTCAGCCATAAGGCTTACTTGCTCAGCGTCCCCAGCAGCGTCTCTTCACTACCTGACACTTACCTGAGGAGAAGCAAGGAGAGGAGATTTCCCTCTCCTCTTCTCTCAATTGAAATTCCGTATATCAAGAATTTCAACCACAGCTCATTACAAATATAAGCTTTTTCCTCTGAAAAGTCAAGTCTCCCTGAAAAACGAAGCTCTCAGCTTGCCGTAGAGCGACGATCTCAAAGCCATGCATAGTTTATCATTCAAAAAAACGGCTTCCACATGCCTTCCGGCTCTTCATGGCGTCTGAGAATTGTGATCCTTGGTTCCGGTTTTCGTTTAGCTGCCAGGACGCAAGCGCCGGCAGCTGAATTTGAGCAGTCATCATGGCCGAGGGGATTGTCAACGGAGTCTTTCCCGCCGCTTCTGGTCCGGCGCTCTAAACTCGTAAACTGATTTATCAGCCTCTTTTGATCCAGCAATTCCACAGAGCCGTTTGATACAAGCGGCAAAAATTCAAGGTAAATCTCACTCTTTGACTTCTTGCTGTTCTTAACAGTAATTCCTTGCTTCCTGAACGCTTCACTAACCCACTCCCCAGCATACCGGTCACTTTCAATTTTTAAAATTCTATAACCTTTCAAAACCTTTGAAAATTCTTTAACTACATTCTCAGGAGAAAAAGGCGGCCTCGATTCCCTAAGCACGTCCAGGACAATCTTCTTAGTCTTTTTATCTTTATGGGCAATGCCCAAAGTCATCGAATCCTGACGGCCACCGGATGGATCCGTAAAAGCAAAATACCGCTGTCCTGAAATTTTAGGAAGTTCATAGCGGCCAGGAATTACAGCAGATTCCACTACCTCAAGAGGAAGGAAGGCTTCAATATCAGCTCTAAACTGAGCCAGCCATTCGCTCTTAGCGGCCTGGGGATCAGCTTCCATGTCTCTCTGGATCATCTCATTGTCAATTGTAGGATTCATGAGCTTTGTCTCTGCTCTCCATATCAACGGACCCTCGGTCTGGCCATAATGCTTTTTATAAGCTTCAAAAAGGACTCCTCTCTTACTGTACGGTGTAGAAATTCCCAACAGGAGACTGTTCGAAATCGTAGCAAGGGCCGGCCTTACAGCTGCTAAAATTTCTTTATCAGGATTGGCTGACTCTTCACTTCTCCAAAAAGCAATCTCCTCAAGAATGGCAGCTAAAAGCGTATAGCCTCTCAAAGTCCTATAGTTACAAGTCTTGATTGCAATGTTTACGCCGTTCTTTAAGACGATCTCCCAGGCCAATTCTTTAAAAATCAGCTTCCTAAAAGCCGGCTGGCTGTTTAAAATTCCTGAGACGTAGTTTTTGATAACGGTTGCTTGTTGTTTGTCGTTTGCAATTATAAAGATATGACCCCTTTCCCCTGGACCTAAGATTTCTCTCCAGTCCTGAAAAGTAGCCAAGTAAACCGCAATGATTGAAGAAATAAAGCTCTTTCCGGACCGCCGGCCAGCGATAACAAAACTTTCTTTAAAAGGCTCTTTTGGCAGCCTCTCAAGGCCAGTACACTCTCTCAAAAGCTCTCTGTCTTTCTTCTGCTTCACAGGCAAGCCAAACAATGCTTTTAGGTAAATTTCCCAGCTATGCCAAGTCTCCGGATCCTGGAATAACGGCCTGAAAAATCTATCATCGTTTATTGCGTCTATTATTGTCATCCTTCTGCTCCTCAACTATCTCATAAGGTGCCAGGATCTCTGAGGCTTTGTCATTATCCAGACCCAGAGCCATGATCGCATGTCTCTGTACGTTCAGAAATGCCAGGTATGAATTGGCAAGTGATGGCTGAAGATCCAGGATTCCACGCCTTAATTTATCAGGTCTCAAAATGCCAGCTTTTCTCAGGTACATCTCAATAAGCCTGATTTGGCCCTCAGTCCGGACAATTTGAGAGATTAAAAGCTGCTTTTTTACATTCAACTGCGGAGTGAGCTTCTCTAAACTCTCTCTAATTCCTTCAAGCTCCTTGTTCAGCTTCCTCACTCCTCTCACCGATGGTATCCTGGCTTTAGCCAGGCTCCAGGCTCCATGTTTGAGCGCAGCCTGGTTGCCTAACAAAAAGCGCCCTTTCCTGTCTCTTTCATTCTCTTGTTTACTCATTTTTTCCCTCAATTTGGCCCTCAGAGCCTCTCCAGTGAAGTTTTTTCCTAAGACTAAGGGCTTTTATTTAGCATGCCGTATAAACGCATTTAAACGCATTTATGAGCCTCAAACCCCTAAATGTCTATTATTACCGGCTTCTCAGAGCCGCTTTTAAAAACCCAAACCTGAGTAGTAGAATAATCAGGAAGGTTCTTTTTAAACTCCATTATGCTTTTTTCTACGATTGGAGAGAGTGAATTTTCTTCAATTCTTATAAACCTCTGGCCATTTTTGTTCTGGCATACCCAGTCAAAGAGTGGCGCTGGCCCCGGAAAAACTATTGAATAGTTGGCTAAAAGCGTATTCAAAACTTTAATCTTCAGATCTTCTTTTGCCATTTTGTTCACCTCATTATTCACCCTTTAATTTACAATTCTTGGCCGTATCTGTCAAGTTATTGTGGGATACGAGAGTTCAAAATGGCCAGATTTTCAGGCTTAAATGGGAAATACAGGCCGTTTTTCAAGGCTTTTTGGGACGGATTATTGAAATAACTAAAATAATTTTCCCATTTTATCTGTTTTTTGCTAAGTGCGTGAATTTAAACAAGATACAAATTTCAAAAGTTGACATAATGGTTATTAGCCGACATTACCTTCCCCTGGAGCTGGACTGGTTTTTTAAGTATCTGGCCTTAATTATGATAGAGCTGCATCCAATTGGATCTAATTACGGATCTTCTAACAGCTTAAAATATTCACCTCTTGAAATTCCAGCAGTTTTGAGATTGTTTTTTATTATATCGATTCCAACTTCTCTATACTTTGGTATAGATATCGGCCGGAGCACTCCTTTTTTATGCATAAGGATATGTTTTTTTCCTTTGCGAGAAATAACAAAGCCTTTTTTCTCGAAAACTTTAATGAGGATTTGATAAGGCTGGGGGGTCAGCCTTGGCATTGCGCTAATCGCCGATTGATCTCAAAAGGAATAGGCACGTTTATTCTTTCTAATGATGCTTGAGGTGGTTTTCTTTTTCTGAGTTTTTTCATTGGAATAAAGCCACTATCTTTAAGGACCTTATCCAGGACGCCTCTTTCATAGCAGTCAATAAGAAAGAGTTGGATAACTTCTACAAGGTTTTCAATTGCCTCTTTTTTGGATAGACCTTGAGACCAGACATCCAGGATAGGGCAATGAATTATATAGAATTTATCTTCCTTTTTGATTCTAAAAGGGAGAGATATTTCGAAAGTAACTAATTGTCTCAGTGCCTTAACCTCCTTTTCATGCTTATTATTATACCTCCCAAATTTTTTGTCAAGTTAAGAATCAAAAAACAAAGGCAAATAAGCGCCTTTTCTTTCCATTTAATTCAGGCTGTTCTTTCCCTTTTATTAATTACTAAAAAAAAGCCAAGCTTTTGAGCTTGGCCATTTAGTGTTGGAAAGAACACTAATCTCGCAGTTTGCTATATAAACGTGCCACTTTACAAACTAAAAATGAAATAACCTCTCTCTATCATCATTTCTCTCTGCCACCTCCCTTAGTATATAGCAAATTGTTTACCCGTTTAGAATAAGAAATAGAAAAAGTCCAGACATTATCACGTTGCTTGAACAAACAGAGCGAAGAGAGTCTTCCTCTCTGTGTCACCAATTTGTCACCAATTTGTCACAGAAATTGCTAAAAGTCGCCTAATTTTGCCTATGGTTGCTAAATGAGAAAAACGGAATTTCCAGGGGAAAGCTGGTGCGCCTGACAGGACTCGAACCTGCGACACAGGGATTAGGAATCCCTTGCTCTATCCATACTGAGCTACAGGCGCACCCTTTAATTATTATCTAT